AAAAGATAAAGGAATACGGGAGTGGTGATGAACTAATCAAAGCTCTTGGGAAGAATATAAATGAAGAAATGATGATTCAAATTAATGCAATGCAGGAGGGGAAATGGTGATACGCTTAGACACTCCTGAATTGGCGTTAAATGACGAAGAGTTGATTGAGCGAATTGTTGAAGAGCGTCAGAGGGGCATCCATAGGAACTATTTTAATAGAATTAAAGCTCCTTGGAAATCACGAGTGGCTCTATATTCTCATGCTAGAGGAAATCCTGAGATTGTAAGCACTTGGATGGAAATGAATGATCCTGAAGTTCATGGAAGATTTAAAAATCTATTTTTGTCAGCGAAACCTGATTCTGTGCAAAAAACTATTTTAGAAGAGCTTCGTAATCGTGAGTTGGATTATTGTCCAGCATGCGGTGAGGATGGAACTCCGAACACTCTTGATCATTATTTGCCCAAGGACGATTATCCAGAGTTTTCTGTGACAATCATAAATTTGTTTCCTATGTGTGATATTTGTCAATCAAAAAAAAGTAACAAGACAAAAGATGAACTTGGTAGGAGATTGTTTATCCATCCTTACTTTGACAATTTTACTGAACAACAAGTGCTAATTTTGAATATCACAGCACCTTTCAATGCTCCGACCTCTATTAGTCTTACGCCTAATCCTGAAATTCCTGCCCCTGAGTCGAATCTTATTGTTAGGCATATAAATGGCTTGGCATTGCCGGAAAGATATTATCGCTACTTTAAGGCAAACTATATGCGGTTGTTGCGCCTTGTTAGAAGTATTCGTGCTCAGGGCAGAGATGTAAGAAATCAGTTGGAGCAGTTTAGAGCATCGTGCTTGCTCAAATCCATAAATTCATGGGGATATATTTTTTACGATGGAGTGCTTCGCAATGAAGAATTGATGGAGTATTTAATATCAGGTAATATTCCGTTGGTTTAATATTGTTTATTCTCGGGGGAAATAACCGCCTTTATTTTGTGGCGGTTATTTTATGGTGAATTATGGTAAGTACTTTTACATGGCCCACTCAGGTTTCCCCAACTGCAACCGATACGATAAACATTTATTCAGCCCAGTTCGGTGACGGTTACGAACAGGTGGCGGTTAATGGTATCAACAACGTGGCGGAAGAGTGGGATCTAACCTGGACGGGCAAGAAAAATGACGTGGCGGCTATTCGGGCGTTTCTCCACTCCCATGCTCATCAGTCGTTCTGGTGGTCTAATCCGTGGGGTGAGAAAAAACTTTACCGGGTGAAACATGATTCAATCAAACCGACCTTCGTATCCGGAAAAGTCGTCACTCTTGGATTTTCCTTCAAACAGGCTTTTGCCCCTTAATTTTTATTTTATATGAGTTTGGTTTATGACAGGTTTAGAAGTGACTGGTACCATGCGAGCCGCTTTAAAATAAAAATATGTGAATTAATTTAGGATTATTTGTTAGTGAAAAAGTTAGCGCTTCTGGTTTTAAGTGTTGGATTCCTGTCTGCTTGTGCTACTAAGCAATATCCTCAGGCCCCTTCGGTCACAGGGGAAGAGACTTCTGCATTCGACTGTCAGGCCATCAAACAGGAAATTGCTAAAACGCACAGTATTCAGCAAGAAATCGAGTCAACAGGTGAATTTGATGGCAGAACAGTTTTAGGTGTGCTGGGTGATTTTGGCATTGGTAACGGAATGGCTAAAAGTGATGCCAGAAAAAAGGCACAGGCGCGACTCAATCAGCTTGAATCATTGAAACAGGTTAAGTGCCAGTAAAGAACTCAGGTTAAAACACAAACCCGCTTCGGCGGGTTTTTTTATGGGTAAAATTTATGGGGCTAAATGCTGATTTCCAGGCGCTGGAGCCTGGCGAAAAAATCCAGCTAATTGAGGTTGATGGAACATCCTTCGGGATGGATAAGATACTTCGCTTCCACGCTTATAATATCCACTCTGAAGGCTGGGCATCGTTTGCCGCTGAAAATCTCCCTTCCATCATCTGGCAGGGTAACGAATACGATCCGCATCCCTACGAGGTGACGGGGCTGGAATTGTCGGGTTCGGGCCCACAGCCGACACCGACTCTTTCAGTGGGGAATATCTCTAACTACGTCACGGCGCTCTGTCTTCAGTATGACGACATGGTGAAGGCAAAGGTTCGCATTCATACCACGTTCGCTAAATATCTGGATGCCGCTAACTGGGTGCATGGCAACCCGAACGCCAACCCGAACGAAGAGCGTGTGCAGCTTTTCTATATCAATTCCCGAACAGCAGAATCGCGCGTACAGGTCGATTTTGAACTGTGTTCACCTTTCGATATCCAGAATCTCCAGCTGCCGGCAAGGCAAATTCTTCCCGTGTGTACATGGTGCCTCCGGGGCTGGTACCGCACAGGAAACGGGTGCGACTACAACGGCACGAAGTATTTTCAGAAGGACGGCACGCCGACTGACAACCCGGGTCTTGATGTCTGCGGCGGTCGATTACAGGATTGCAAGGATCGCTTTGGAGAGGACAACCCACTTCCTTTCGGTGGCTTCCCTGCCGCAAATCTACAGGGGAAATAGCATGCGTAAACGTCTGATGGATGCAGTACGTAAACACGTCGCGGCTGAGTATCCAAAGGAGGCCTGCGGCGTAATTGTCGAAACGAGCATGGGGCAGAAATACATTCCCTGCCGCAATGTGGCAAGTGATCCGACAGAAACCTTCACGATGTCGCCTGATGACAGGCGTGCGGCTGAAAAGCTGGGGGAGATCATCATGGTTATTCATTCTCACCCTGACGTTACCAGGCTGGTCCCCTCAGAGTTCGATCGTATCCAGTGTGACTGGTCAGGGATTGAGTGGGGGATCATGTCATGGCCTGACGGGGATTTTTGCACGATTTCTCCGCGCGACGAACGCGATTATGTCGGGCGCCAGTGGTTGCTTGGCTATGCCGACTGCTGGTCACTTATCAGGGAATACTACCAGCGCGAACATGGCGTTATTCTGGGCGATTACTCCGTGGATTACGAGTGGTGGGTTGATGCGAAAGAAAACCGCTACGACGACAACTGGGAGCGCGAGGGGTTCTTTGAGGTGCCATCAAGTCAGATGCAGCCTGGCGACATGATCATGATGCAGGTCAGCGCCCCTGTAACCAACCACGCCGCGATTTACCTCGGCGACAACCAGATGCTTCACCACATGTCTGGACAGCTTTCCACGCGCGTGCCGTACGGCAAATATTACCGCGATCGGATGGTGCGCGTGGTCAGACACAAAGGAGTAACCCTTGAAAAAAACGCTGATTCTTAAAGGCCGTATGGCGAAAAAATTCGGGAAAACTCACCAGTTTCATGTGGCAGACCTGCGCGAAATGCTCAGGGCGATGTGTTCCCAGGTGCCAGGGTTCAGGAAGTACATAAACGAGGCGCACATGAATGGAATACGTTTCGCCTTTTTCAGCGGCCGCAACAATATTGGGATAGACGAATTTGATATGACGGCAGGCGGTGAGGTCTTCACCATTGAGCCTGTTATTGAAGGAGCTAAACGAGGGGGATTCCTGCAGGTCGTTATTGGTGCTGCTGCACTTGCTGCGGCATTTTTTACGGCTGGCGGTTCACTTGCACTTTGGGGGACCGCACTGGGAGCAACTACGGCAACGGGAGCTGCCGTTACCGCATTAACTTCGATTGGCCTGAGCATGGTGCTGGGCGGCGTGGTGCAGATGCTGACGCCTCAGCCTGATTTCAACGTGGGAGCATCTTCCAGCTCTGACAACAAGCCTAACTATGCCTTCGGTGCTCCGGTAAATACCGTATCAATGGGCTATCCCGTTCCGGTGCTCTATGGCGAGCGGGAAATCGGCGGCGCGATTATCAGCGCCGGTATGTTCTCCAGCGATCAGCAGTAACCATTAATTTCTGACTGGCCACCTTTTCGGTGGCCTTTTTTATGGGTGCAATATGAACTACTCATTCACGGAAATCCCCTATTCAGGAAGAAAGGGCGGTGGTGGAAGCGCGCACACGCCTGTTGAGCAACCCGACGATTTGCTGTCTGAAGCCCGTTTAAAAATGCTGGTGGCTCTTTCGGAAGGGGAGATTCAGGGCGATTTGACCGCTCAGGAAATCTATCTCAACGATACCCCGCTGGCGAACGCTAACGGCAGTTATAACTTTGAGGGCGTTACCTGGGAGTTTCGCACCGGAACACAGGATCAGGAATACATTTCCGGTTTGCCTGAAGTGGATAATGAGATGTCTGTCGGGGTGGTTGTTACTGAATCGGTGTCATGGACGCGTCAGTTTTCTAACCTGGTACTCGATGCCGTCCGGATTAAATTAAGTCTGCCCGTTCAGTACCGCTATAAAGATAACGGCGACATGGTGGGGACCGTAACCGAGTACGCCATTGACCTTTCAACCGATGGCGGAAACTGGCAGGAAGTGGTCAGGGGCAAATTTGACGGAAAAACCACGTCAGAGTATCAGCGGGATCACCGGATAAATTTTCCTAAATCCTCTACCGGCTGGTCTGTTCGGGTTCGTCGCCTTACTCCCGATTCAACTGATTCAAAACTCGTTAACGCCTTCAGCGTTTTTTCTTTTGCCGAGGTAATCGACAGCAAGCTTCGCTATCCCAATACCGCGCTGCTGTACATTGAGGTAAACGCCAGCCAGTTTAATGGCTCTGCGCCGAAAGTGACCTGTAAACCTAAGGGGAAAATCATCCGTGTGCCGGATAATTATGATCCAGTTTACCGCACGTACTCCGGCAGCTGGACGGGAGGCTTCAAATGGGCATACAGCAATAATCCTGCCTGGATTTTTTACGATCTTCTGCTGGATGAAATTTACGGCATGGGTTCCCGCATTGATGCCAGCATGGTTGATAAGTGGGAGCTTTACGAGATTGCACGCTATTGCGATGAGTCGGTTTCTGATGGGGCTGGCGGTACTGAACCCCGGTTTACCTGCAATGTGTTTATCCAGAGCCAGCAGGACGCCTACACGGTACTTAACGACCTCGCTGCGGTATTTCGCGGGATCACGTTCTGGGGCAATGAGCAGATTTTTATCAAAGCAGACGTGCCGCAGGAAGATGTGGACTGGGTTTATACCGCTTCAAACGTGATCAACGGCGAATTCTCCTATGCTGGCGGGAGCTACAAAAAACGTTATTCCTCCTGCCTGGTTTCCTGGTCGGATCCCCTTAACCACTACAGCGACACCGTTGAAGGGGTGTATGACTCCGCCCTGGTTGAGCGTTACCAGATAAACCAGCTAACGCTTTCTGCAATAGGGTGCACGAAACAAAGTGAGGCACACCGTCGCGGCCGCTGGGCGTTGCTGTCGAGCGTCAAAGACGGCTCGGTGACATTTGGTGTCGGTCTCGACGGCTACATACCGTTACCGTCGCAGGTGATAGGGGTTGCCGATCCGTTTCGTGCGGGTATTCAGAACGGCGGGCGCATGAAGGCGATTAACGGGCGGGTGGTGACTCTTGATCGCACCATTGATTACGAGGCCGGTGCTCGTCTGGTTATGAATATGCCTGACGGTACCACCCAGTCGCGCACCATTGAGGCACTGGACAATGACGAACATACGGTAACCCTGACAACCGCATACAGTCAGACACCCGTTTACGGCGCTGTATGGGCTATCGACAGCGACAAGGTTGCTATCCAGTATTTTCGGGTGATGTCTGTTGCCGCTAACGACGATGAAACAGGCGGTTTCACCATTTCGGCTATTCAGCACGACCCG